TACATCCTTTATATTCACTGCATCTGTTAGTAATCTATAATATGATATATAGTTTCTTAAATTACTTTTTGTAGCGGGATTTAATGGTGTTAGTTTTTTATCATCAGTATATCCCATTGTATATAAATTTAATGCTAATGGGTTTGGTATCTCAGATGAAATTGTTGTACCATCTGCTTTTTTATTTTCAATCTGATAATCTTGTGATAAATATGCTTTAGGACACGAACCAAATTGTGGTGGTAACGCATAACACCTCATTACATAATCTTCTCTAGTAACAGTTCTATTTTGTGCAGCAAAGAATGCCATAGCATTATTACGAATTTCATCCATTGTTTCTTCACTTCTACCACCTCTAGCTGGTTCTGGATTAGTTACCGCTACTGAGTTTCTAATAAATTCAATTAAGGTATCATCTAAATTACGTTCGTTCCTAAACTCAGATTCTATTGCTACAATATTTACTAAGTCTTTTGATGGTACATTATCTACAATACCATTACCAACTAAATAGGAAACGGTTAATGTTGTATTTGATGGTGCAACTCCATACGTTTTAGTGTATAGAAAATTAGATGGGTCGATACCTTGGTCTAAATCACCAACTACATTATACAAATTAGAACCCACATTATCTGGATTTGGTACGATTTCTTCATCCGCGTTTTGGGATATACCGGCACCAAATTGAATTGTTACTACGCCCTTATCTTCAGCTTTAGATATGTATCTTTTAGGAACTCTTTTTAATTCTAAAAGATATGGTGTTTCTCCACTATACTCAACGAGCGATGTTGAATTATCTTCATTATTCTCTATTTGTTCAAATACAGTATCTTGTGCTAAATATGGTACATGAGTCCACTCATCACCATCACTATCTACTATTGATGTTACCCTTATAAATTTTGGCTCTTCTATTTTTATTTTATCATAAATTTTTGGTGCACCGAATTCAAACTCGGCTGTTTCAATAGTACCACTTGAGGCCTTTACTTGTTTCTTTAATAAGTAATAAATTGGCTCATTAGTAGTTTCATCTACTTGGTATACTGATAATTCTGTGGGACTGTATGATGATGAGAATGCAAAATCTACTTCACCCTGTGCTATAAAATTCACATCGTTGTTTTCTTCAGAACCAAATTGCATACCATCTGAAATTCTTAAAGCATAATCGTAATCAGGTCGAACATTATCACCCTCACCTTTAGCTGGTAGTAGTTGAAATATATCCATTGTTACTGTCGCTGGTACATAGTTTTTTGGTTTATATCCATATACCCCCGCTAAATTAAATAAATTTCTATTTTCTTCAGAAGTTGTTAGAAGAGATTCTCTTAGCTGTGTATCTGTATAGAATGATAACACATCACCTACATATGATGCCATTTCCATAAACATCATACCAGGAGATGATTCGTTAAAATCGTTATAAGTATTTGGGAAATAATTTTTAGAAAACTCAACTAAGTTTTTTCTAAATTCACCAAAATCTCTACCGATTAACGATACATCTTTTTGTACTAAATCATTATTAATTTTCTTTGCCATATTATACCTATTCTATTGTTACAGTACCAGCGGTATCTGCATATAATATTATTTCTCTATTTGCACCCTGCTGAGTTACCTTAAATGATAGTGATATTTTTACATAATTTCTATCTTCAACTACATCAACATTGATATCATTAATAACTATATATGGTAACCAAAACTCTATATCATCTGTTATAGCTGCTGCTAATGTCGATGATAAATCACTATCGATATTTTCAAACATCAAAGAATAAACATCAGAACCAAAGTTAGGTTGAAACAACCGTTCACCTTTTCTGGTTAGTAGTAAGTTTTTTAAATTAGATACTGATTGCTCTTCTGTTGTATAACTTAGTTGAAATAAACCACCCTTCTTACCATATGGTAGGGTTACTCCAATAGCCACATCAGGTTGTAAATCTAATGGTTCAAAATTTCGTTCTGTTCTTTGTTTGGCCATTTACTATTTCCCCTTTTTGGAATTGATGGCTTTCATCAATCCCGAGTAATCTCTTGTAAGTGCATCTGCCACACCACTCGTCTTTAGCACATCCATATCAACTGGCTTACCATCAGCATCCGTAGTTGGTATAACACTTTGTTCACCATACCCTAAAGCAGATGCCATATGTGCTCTATCAAATCCCTGTGCTTGATTGGAGCCAAATTCAGCATCTATATTTCTCCACTCACCATCATTCATTGTTTCGTTTAACATATCATTTAATAATGGGTTTTCTGAAAACTTTTGTACTTTAGATTTTTTAGTTTCTAATAGACCTGAAATATCTAGTGGGTCTTTTTGTACTGCAGTAGGTTTAGTTACCGCACGTTCTTTAATGATAGGCTTAGAACTTTGCTTAATCTCTTTTAAGATTGGTTTAAGTTCTTCTTTGACTACCTTTCTAACTACTAATTCTAATAATTGTGCTAATTCTTTTGCCTTCATAATAATATACTTTTATATAAATATCAATTTGTTTTGTTTTATACTACACCACTCCATTTAAATGGTTTGTTAACGATTGGTGTTCCTGGCGTAACTGGTGTTCCTGGTGTGACTGTAAGATAATGTGTTCCTTTAACAGTTTGTAAATGTGATGTAAACGCAGTAGATAATTCAGTAGCAAATGGAATGCCGTATTTTATCTTCTGAGGTTCATGGTCAAACGCCCTATGTAAATCTTTTTTTAGTTTATCTACATCACCACCATTTGATACTATGTGTGAAATTGGTATTGGAACTCCTGCAGTACCTGTGGATTCTATTATAGATTGTGGGTGAAATGGTGCTGGTGAGAATTGTGATTTTTTCCAATAATCCACCACTGCATTTGCCCAATCTGTGAATTGTTCTGGTCTAGCTTTCTTTTCAGATTCTCTTATATTATCAAAAGTTTTTAATATAGCATTTTTAATTGGTAAGTATGGGGGTCTTACCATAACCAAGTTTGGATATAATATTACCTGTACAGTAGATGCCGCAGTGTGATATGATGAAGCAATCTTCTCAGCTGTTTCTTTATGAGTCTTACCCTCTTTAGGGTCGTTTAGGTAGTTACCCACTTGTGTTATAAATGTAGGCCAATTTGCGGGCATCTTATTGTTTCATCTTTTTTAGTTCATCAAAAATCTCTTTAACCTTAACTGCGTTCGTAGCAGGACCGGTCGGACCAACACCAGTGGCATATGTTGCTTTTGCTGAAGTTAAATCTACTAATTCACTAACCAACTTTTCCATAAGGTTAAAGAACTTATCCATTTCCATAGCCCACTTTGGTGTAGCGTTGATAATATCTTTCTTGCCAGATATGATAACCCGTTCATCTCTTGCGTTTAAAAATAACCTATCAGAGTTCAATACAATTGATGCATCTTTATAAACATTTGGCTTCTTAACATCTTCTCCAATTTTTTTCTGAGATGGTTTTAGTTTTAGTTGCTGTTTAGATGTTAACCATATGGATGAAAGGTCATCATTAACATCTTCTATAATAAACTTGTTATAAGAACCACCACTCTTTCTACCATTGGATATAATTGTGATTGGTTCTGATACTTTACCTGGGGCAGACCAACTTGGTCGTTCTGTTGTATTTGATAGAAGTGGGGTGTACCCAAATCTTAACGAATGGCCGAACCTACCTTCCAATAGAACATCTCCTAAAAATGGCTGTAACGAACCAACATCAGTTCTTTCTTCAAACCCATTGGGTTGAAAACCACCCGCAGCTGAACCTATTGCTCCCGCAGCTGCAGCTGCATATGATGTATCATTATTAACCGGTCCCATAGTATTTGGGAGTAGGTTGAGGTGTACATTACTTTGAGTTGCAGTTGGGCTTAAATAGTAGTTAACTTGAGCCTGTGTTACAGAGTTTGCCGTAGGTCGAGTTGATTTTACAATAATAACATTCTCACCTACCAATGGTATTCTTTTTATATTTACATCCAATGGATATGCAAGTTGGATACCTTGAATTCCAGGCACCCTCACTGCAATTTTTAAAGTATCAGTTGGGGTACTATCTTTTAAGTTTACTGCGGTAACAGTACCAGTTAATATAGGACTATTTGTTTTTGGCATTATTCATCTCCTTCGTTTGTGAGAGAGTCTATTTTATCATCAATTGCTTTTGCGTTTTCTAAAAGTTGTTTTTTCTCTTCTTCCGATAATCCTAAACCACCGCCCATTTCATCTGAGTTAACATCTTTCATCATTCTCTGAACGATTGCTGCAAGTTTTACGATTTGTTCATCGTTTCTTACTGATACTTCCATATACTCTTTTATCAAAGGAACTACCACAGTAGCATCATTTATATTTTTTACCAATGGTTCTAATTGGGCAATCAGAAGCTTTAACTGTCTATCCTTTTTCTTTGAGTTATTATAGATATCAGCCATTATATCTGAGAATGATTTACCTTTAAATAATTCAGTATCCTTATCCATTTCTATCCTTTAACTTATAAGTCAATCCAATATGACCTGTTTTACTATACTCAGTATAAAGTTCTGCATAAACTAATTTAAGTTTACCAACTACTTTTGTTATATATTGGGTATGTACACCAGTTCGTTCTCTAATAAGTATATAGAGTGCCTTCTTATTGTACGAATATAAATCGTTTCTGTTTTTAAATAGTTCATTTATAGAATCAGCAATTGCCTTATCCCTATCTTTTGCGAACAAATCATCCAAATGATAATCAATGTATTGAGTGTAGTGGTCGAAGAAATCTGATTTAGCTTCTTTCATTTGCTCACTAACAACTTCGTTTACAATATTACGAGATGAATCAACTTTTGTTAAATCATCCCGACTTTTCATTCGGGCATAGTTTGCATTATTCTCATTAAACAAATAATTTCTGGCTACAACTGTGAAATATGAAAATGCTCTACCATTTGCACCATTAAATTTGTGAATCTTTTCATTAAGGAATGCAACTACATTTGCCTTTACATCCTCATATGGTACATCGAAATAATATGTTTTGTAAGTATGAATTACATTCTCTGCCATTTTATCAAATGGATAGTGAATAAACCTATTGTATATTTTATTTTTTAGTTTTTGGTCATCACATCCGTTATATGCGTTTATAGCAATTTCAGTAATCTTTGTGAAATACCTTTTATTCTTTCTCTTCCTCGGCATCTAAGTTATATGTTTCGTTTAATTGTTCTATTGTGTTTTTAATCTCATTAAAGATATACCCACTTTCATCATCAGCTTCAAACGAACCTAACCTATCCACCTTCCTTAATCTAGCATACGCTCTCTTCATAGAGTTATATGTATTTTCTATATAGGTTTCTGAGAATTCCACTTCATCTTCCAATGCTTCGTTTTTACGAAGGAGATTGTATGTTGTGTATCCTAATAGTAAGGTTGAAACTGATAATATTACTATGAATAATAATTCCATAATTATGCTTCCTCTACTTCACCAAAGATAGATTTAAAATCAATCTTCTCCGGCATTGTTACGTTTTCTAATTTTGTTTTCTTTGTTGGTCTACCACCTACATTTTTTGGAGATTCACCTTGCTTTAATTTTAACCATCTTTCATTTTCAAATCTAGCGGCCATTATATCAGCTTGGTGCATTACAAATGGTAACCCAGTCTTTAGTGCATTATCTTTATTGTATGCGATATAATACTCTTTATTGGAATCATCATAAAGACCATCTGTAAGTTTAATACCCAAGTATTCAACTTCTGATATTTTTATTCCGAAATTATTTAACATCCAAAATGTTCTATCGTTTAGATTCATCCAATGCATTGATGGGTTGGTTTTATAAATCTTACCTTGATTCTCAACATGCCATTGTGAATCGTTTGGAATATACCAACTTTCATCAGCGTTACCAACTTTACCTAAGTCGTGATGTAGTGCTGTAAATATTACAGTCTCTCTATCATATCCACCATCACCCAATCCCAACTCAGTATGTAAATCGAATACCTTTATAGCATTTCTCGTAACTCTTAAAACGTGGTCTATATAACCACCAGCAAATGCATTGTGAAAATGTTCAGTTGATGATGCAGGTGTAAGAACGATTCTATCTTCAAGATGGTCGTACATCTTATTAAGGGATTCTAATCTTTCGCCTGTAAATGTTTGGTTGATTAGCTTTCTGAACTTTTCATAGTTCTCAGCAATCTGAGTCTCGTCTAAAATGTGTATCATAACTTTTTATTTTTTATTTTTCATCTAATATGGATAGAAATTCACTTTCTCTATAAATGTGATATGTTTCTTTACCATTTCGGTGTTTAGAACCAGTCCCATCTAATAGAACTATATCACCCACCTTTGTACTCATAGGGATAACCTCACCCGAATGAGTAAATAATCCACTACCAACTGCTATGACTTCACCCATCATTGTAGTTTCTGAACCTGATGGTTTGTATAAACCACCTGCTGTTTTTTCATCATGTCGTTTTACGATTTTTACGACAACTCTATCCCCTAAGGGTCTGTAACTGTATTCCATATCTTATATTATTTTATCTATTATACCTAATTCTAATGCATCGTTTGCTGATAAGAAGTAATCGTTTTGTTGATTTTCTTCCCACCACTTTTTATCTTTCTTTGTACACTCAGCCATAATTGTGTTACAATCATCTTCCAATTGTTCTGCAAACTTTGCATTTGATTTTAAATCTGAAAGTTTACCAGCAGCAAATGATGATAGTTGGTGAACCATAATCTTAGAATGTTTAGATGCTGCTCTAACACCTGTCCCAGCTGAGAGTAGTAATGCGGCCGCACTCATCGCTGAACCTCTACATACAATATTTGTTTTAATACCCTCATTAGTATCTAATGAACGAATATAATCTATCAATCCTAAAGTTTCCACAACATCACCACCTGGTGAGTTAAGAAGGATTGTTATTGATTTTAAATCTGAGTTTATTTTTCTAAGTAATCTTACTTTTGATATAACATCAAATGTTAAACCTTGAATGATTTCGTCTTGAACTAAGATAACATTATCTCTGATATCTAACCCATAATCGAATTCTCTAAACTCCTGAAACCATTTCTCTCTCTCAGATGGAGTAGTTTCATACCTCGCTTCAATATTACCACCAGTTGTTGTGGTTCTACCATCATTATACAAATCACTCATAATTTTTTATAAAGTCTTTTTAAAGTTTGTTAATACAAATATACAAATAAAATTTGAATTATCCAAATTTATTTTGAGTTTTGATTAGATACCACAGAATCATTATAACGCTTTTTAGCTGGCTCACCATATATGTTTACTGAATCATCGGTATCTATCGGTTCTTGAGGTGGTGTATTTAATTTATCAGAAGTATCGTCATTAATGATAACCACCTTATCCTTATGTTGGTTTTTTATGGTATGTTCTTTTACCATTCTATTTCGTATGGTGTAGTAATCTTCTTCTTCATCATCTTTTTTTTGATTCATAAGTTTATTTAAAGCAATTACCATTGAGATTGCAAGAGGGTCAAATACAAATACAATTAGTAGTGTAAACCAATTTACAATTACTGCCATTGGTTTTCCAGTAATCTCTGCCATATATCTTAATGGGCCAACTTCTGCGGCAACCTCATTGTTTGTTTGTAAATCTAAAACCTTTAAATCTAAAGAAGTAATTGAATCTGTCAATGCTTCCATTTTTATTGATACACTATTACGTTGTGTTTTCATATCGTTTAATTGCTCTGTAAGAACCTTACGCGTTGATGATGATGTAGTTGTTATAATCTCACCAGTCTCTCTATCTTTGTATTGTATAGTGTTATTAGATAACCCCTTAGTAAGTTCTGTAATAGAACCATTAAGTTGGTTTCTTTCTAACTTATACCCTTCTAGAGATTCTTCAAATCTATTTTTCTTTAATTCAACAACTTCAACTTGCTTATCCAATACTCCTAATTGGTCAGCAGTTTTTTGATATGCTGAGGTTAGGAATCCATAGATACCTGCTGATGTAATTATCATAAGAGCGGTCAGTGCGATAGTTAAATACCACTTCATCCAACCTGCTGATTTCCAATTATTGTGTAGATACGATGCTACTATCAATTTAGAAAACTCTAATGCAGATGCCATTATGATAACTTCAAATTTAGCACCAGCGAATAAAGAACTCAGTCCAAATACAGAGTAGTATGCAGCAGAACCTGCTAACGCAAAGGTACTTAAACTCATCAATATGATGAACCAAACTCTTCTTGAGAAAAAGTTATCAACAATTTTACTTATTTTTAGTTTCATTAAATTCCTGGACTGTATTTATATAAAATTCTTTCTTATAAGAAGAATAGAGTTGTAAACAACCCTATAATCTTAGTAATAAATATTAAAAAGAAAATAATTAAATAATAAAACAAGCTAAACGGGATATTATGCGTTAACGCCTCTGTATTCTAAAAGAGTTAATTCCTTAGCTTTTGCTTCTATCATTATATCAACATCAAGCCCGTATGTATCTATGTAATTAGATATATAATCTGAATGTGCTTGTGGTTTAATTGATTCGTTACCCTCATGTAATGATTTACTCTCAGAGTAATGTACAACAGGTTTGATATCACCCCAAGTACTAGCCGCAAGTTTTAGAGCTTCTTCTTCGGTAAGACCGCCTGTATTGAATTTGTGGTGGTGATAATCGAACACAATAGGGATACCAATACGTTCATGTATATACATTAAATCTTTTACAGAGTACATACTTGCTTTATCATCGTTCTCCACAGTCAAACGAGTCTGAACTGATTCAGGCAACCTCTCAAAGTTCTTACAGAACCTATCCATAGCAGCAATCTTATCACCATACACACCATTACAATGAATATTGAGTTTGTTGTATGGAGTACGAGATAATCCCATTAAATCAAATACCTCACCATGTATTGATAAATCAGTAATAGTATTTTGTACAACATTTTCTTTAGGTGATACCAATACATTGAATGGGCCAGGATGTGATGTAATACGATGTTCGTATTTGTTAACAAGATGACCTGCGCCTGCCAATAAGTTTTTGATACGATTATAATGTGGTAACTCAGATAATGGATATTCAGATGACCACGGAAATAAATTAGAACTCATTCTAAAGAACTTAACATCATTCTGTTCATTCCATTTGATAATCTCAATTAAATCCCTGCAGTTCTGAATACTGAGTTCAGATGCATACGGAATACCTTTTTCATTAAAGGTACGTTTAATCATACTACGATTAGTAGTAATACCTTTCTTACCTAGCGTCATATTAATACACGCATATCCTAAATTTCCCATAACTATTGTTCTTTGTTTTTGTGTTTATTTTTACGATTATACTTTTTTTTATTCTTATAGACGTTACCACGCATAGCCTGCCATATTTCCTGTATGGAAAACTCAGTCTTTTGTAGTTTATCGTTATTGCTTTTAGTGTTACTCATAATGATATAAATATCCTATCTCTTAATTACACTACTAAGATAATAAAAAAAGGGGAGTTTTCCAACTCCCCTATGTTAAGTTTATGTTAAGTTTCTTCTAGCGGTTCAACATCTACAATTTCCTCACAAAAATAATAGAATGGTTCTTTTTTCAAAACGATATCGGCTCTGAGATGTTCTCTCCAATTCTGAACAATTGGATTATGTTCAATTCGAATCTTCTTTAGAACTATGTAGAGTCTCCCCCCTTTTTCTATAACTTCTTTACAAAACACTTACTTAACTTTTACCTCAATCACTTTAGCTTTCTTTTCTTCTAACTTAGGAATACTGATTGTTAATACCCCATCCTTAGTTTCTGCAGAAGTTTTAGTAACATCCCAATCATCAGAAATCTTATAACTCTTATTGAATGTTCTACTATCATTTTCACCTGTGATTGATAGAATGTTATCTTCTACCTTAACTGAGATATCTTTTTTAGATAACCCTGGTACATCAAACTCCATTGATAGTACATCATCTTCAACTTTCATCTTACGATTAAAATACTCATTTGGATGAGGCCTGTTCCACTTATGTAGATTACCATCTTCCATTAAATCATTTAATAGTGTATCGAATACACTGTTTGTTTTTAAAATCATATTCTCCTTCTTTAATGTTTAAACTTACACATAGTATATTTCAACTTGTGTACCATTCTAATAAATCGGAAATTGTGTCATAATAAACTGACAGATTGTCAGTTTAATGAGATTGGTGAGGTTTCACCAATTAAATCAAATGTTAAAATTACATCCCACGGCTCGAATTTTGTAAATTCAACATTTTGATTTGATAATATAAGACCGTTCATTACCATATCGCTAGCAACTTTCAAAAGTATAGATAACTCGGAGCCTGTAAACTTTATCTTACCATCATCGGTAAATGTTAGTGTAACGTCTTGTCGTATATTATCCATAGGTTCTTCATCGAACTCTATTTCAAAAATATCGTTTATAGATTCATCACCACGATTATATTCGTGAACGAATTCACCGACCATTAAATCATATATGTAGAGTAATTTATCATTATCTTCTAATATATTGAAGAAATTAAACTCACTCTCATCCCAGTATTCTGCATCAAACATTATCTTACCTCTTATTATAGTTCTTAACTATCTCATATGCTATCCAAGCAGCATCAACATTTAGTCTTTTGAAATAATCTTCGTTTAACATATAGAGTTTTAAACTCTGAAGCAGTTTATCAGAATTAGATTCATTTTGTAAAATTTTAATTATTTTACTTTTAAATGGTTCTTCGATTTGGTCTATACTCATCATATATAAATATTATCATTTAATGTTTCCCTTATATAATTCATTTAAATATTCTAAAACTTCTTTAGAAAAGACCATACGTTTGGTATGTATTTCTTGAATTAAAATATCTAAGAATTTATGTATGTATTTGTATGTAATATCATCGGATGATATTTTTGATTTTAGAACTGTGATTCTACTTTCGAATTGTTCTATATAATCATCAGATGCTGGGTTAGTAGAGTTTAGGTATCTACTTATCATATACCTCTCAGAAAACCAAAGGTGTGGTTTTGCATCATCTGTAACTGTTTTTTTTAAAACACTATCTACAAATTCGGATAGTGTAAGGATATCTGGAACAGCATTCTCAAACTTAGTATAGGAAACCCATTCACGAGCTTCTTCCATGTCCGGGTCTCCTAAACCTAGTTGTTTAAAGAATTCTGATGTTTCCATTCATTTAAAACATTCCTAATCGGATTTTCTGCCGATGTGTTAGTTGGGCATCTTGTAACGTTTCCATAATCTTGCTACATTCTGACCAAGTCAAATCAACTGAAAACTTTCCAACTTCGAGTGTACCGATTGGGATACTTTTATCAGAATAGTTAGATTCATTCATTTGATTAGTCATAGCAAAATCTATTGAATTGTAATTTTTACCTAACTTTCTCAAACGCTCCCTGTCTTTTTCCGTTGATGCCCCACCATGATTAACATAGCTTTTTGGCTTTCCATTGTATTTTTTCATAACATTATAATTGAGTATTAAACTATTTACAATAAATATGAAAATATCTTTAATGAACTCAACTATTTACGTTTATTTCTATTTGAAATACGATTGAATTTTTTCTCAAAAGATGCAGCATCCATTCGGTTAGGATTGGTTCTTTCTATATTCTGATGTACTTTCATAGTTTCACTAACTAACAACCACGCATTAGATACATCTTTCGATGGTGGTATCATATATTCACTAACAACAGAATCTTCTGTTCCAGTTGATACATAATACAATCCATCTTTAGATATTCTTGTGGTTGCTTTAGGATACTTCTTTAGTACTCTCTTCTTTATACGATTAAACTTCTTCTTTTCCATTCCCATTCGATTTTGTAAACGATGTTGTAAGACTACTATTTATAAATGATTCTGCTTTTTTATCATCAACATATACATTTTCATGCACCTTACCATCTTCTGATTTAATTGTGTATTTGTACCCTCTTTTAGTTGGTAGCTTTTCAACCACTTTCCCAACCTTTAAAACTTTAAATACACTTACAATTACAGTTGAACCTGTTACATAATTCATTAATTTACCTCTAGCTAATAACCTTTATGATTTTAGTTTCTAATACTGATGTAACTTCGAATTCCAAACCATCGTTCTTAAACTCTTCATGTACTTTTGTTTCCGCATCGGTTACCGATACTGCGTGTACACAATATTGTTCCATCATTTTCTTTTGACGACCCTTGTCATCAGTTGTAACTACTTTTACTTTTGCAATGTAATACTTCATAACTTTGTTTTTAATTATATTTAATGTTAAATTTTTCTTCTAATTCTTTTTCGGTAAGTAGTTCATACGAACCATTACACTCACCCACTTCCATATCTTCGGTAAGTGTATGGTAATACGATACCACCTCTTCACCATTGTGTTGTCTACCGGCAGGAATAACCATCATTTGAATTGGTAGAAACGCATTTTGGAATTGTTTAAATTGCCGAGGCCCAATCTCATCTGGCCCTTTTTGAAATCGTTCTCTGAGATGGTCGTAATACACTTCATCCATTTCATTCCACTCATCAGTAGGTTGTGATAAATACTCTTCCATCTCATTTGCCGCAGCCTGTAATGCTTCCATCTCTTCTTGAGAAACATCATCTGTATTCCAATACTCTTCTGGTATAGGATTTTCTTTTTCTTTACTCATAACTTATATCTACATTTTCATTTAATACATAACCAATCTCACCATCTTCAGTTTCAACCTCATCGAGTATTCCCTTATCTTTTAATTCGGAAACTGTATTATCTACATTCTCTTTGATAATCTCTTTGGTGATTTCCAAAACTAAATCCATAATAGATTCAGCATCTAAATTGTTTTCAGTAACAACTGAGTTACTCATCGTTTTATAGAACCTAGCTTTAAACTTATGCTCATCTATAAACTCACTTTCAAAGAACCCATCTTCTAAAAGGGATTCGTAAATGTCGTTTGTTAATTCTTTAATATCCATATCTTAATAACATTTGTTTGATAAATATACAAAAAATAAAGTTATTATCCAAATCTTTTTTAAAATAAACCCCACGCAATGTGGGGTCTACTTTAAGAGAGTTAAACAATATCTTAGAATGGGTTACTCAAATCTTCAGTTTCAGTATTGAACAAGTTCTCTTCTTCAGAAGAACCAACAAACTTTTGAACGAACTGTCGAATGTAAGTACGTTCTGATTGAGCACCACCAGCATCATCGAATAATGGGTAGATTGTAATCTCAGCAGCCTCAGCCAAATTAAACCCATCGTAGAGTAGAGAACCAATCTCAACTGCTGTACGAGTCGATAGTGAGTTAGTGAGTTGTGGAGTTTCCTTCTTAACCTCAGAACGTGTCATTGAAGTAATCTCAGCAACCGAGTTAATTAGGTTGATATCAACCGAAGGATACATCATATGAAGTAGTGATTTTTCTTCATCACTAGTCAAAGTATCCATCTCAATGATTGAGAATCGGTCAACAATCGCCCGGTCAAGTTGACGAGTGGCGGTGTATTCATTACCGATGTTAGCCGATGCGATGAAGGAAACACCTTCAGCAACCTTCACAACAGGTGAATCGGAAGCCTCATCCAATCGTAAGTAACGTTGTCCAGCATCCAACACCGTCATCAGAATGTTGTGAGCCTCAGGGTGAGCCCGGCTAATCTCATCCAACACAATCACAGTGTTTGGAGTTTGTATTGCTTTAACGAATGGTGATGGTGAGAACACAGTTCCTTTCTTAGTATCGAACTGAGTGTTACCAATCAACGTAGCACGGGGGTCTTGTGTAGAACCTAAGTTGAAGATTTCCATATTGTAACCTTCAATGGAATTGGCTGCTGCTTTAGCGGCCATAGTTTTACCACAACCAGCTGGCCCAGTCATCATAATATTCTTACCACGAAGAATGTTACGAATCAGATACTTCCATTTAAGTTCACCCATAAACAACATCTTTGGTTTCAAACCATTAGCATCTGAGTGAATAAACTTTAGGAATTCTTCTTCCATTGGTTTCTCAACTGCTTCTGAAGGTGGTGGTGTACTAACCATTTTGAATGCTTCCAAACCACCATTTGGTTGGTTGAAGTTCTCAACAGGCTCAGCCCCATTGAACTTCTCAGCAGGAACTCTACCGAACTCAACTGAACCTTCTGATAGGTTACCCTTTACACGTACTTTGAAACAATACTTAGAAGGATTGTTAGCCGATGCAACGGCTCGTTTATAAAGTGAAGTTCCCTTCTCATTAATTTCGGGAACAAAAAATTCAACACCATTTGTGTCTACTAAAATTAACTCTTTGTTCTCATTACGAACAACTTTAAGGAATACGGAACGCTGTGCTTTAGCCATAATTTTTATTTTTTAATTGTTTAACTTTTATTAATTATCTCTCTTTACTATGTAAAGATACTACTTTACTTTTATATATCCAAATTTTCAATGTTAAGTTTATGTTAACTTTTCATATGGTAGTGGCGAGTATAATAACCCTCATCACCCACATTAGCCTCACTAATCAACGGAGTATATCCATTATACTGATTAGTATCAAATAACACTCTCTCAATCATAGTACACATACCAGCCTTAAACTTCTCATCACAATACTCATCAGTACGAGTCAGTTGGTTGTTAACGTAATCTAAAATCTTTTTTACTTCAATCGTTTTTCTCATATCTCTCAATCTTACAGTACTAAAGTACGACATTTATTTGATATATCCAAATTTCTAATGTTAAGAAATTGTTAAATGTTTTAACAAAGTTTCATAAGCAGATGTGGCGTTTTCTACATAAAACACATCAGGTGTTCCCAACTCTTTGTTATATTTGATGTGGAGAAACTGGCCGAATCTCAAATCATCTGAGTTTCGACCTTCCCCATTATCAATAGTCCAAGATAGGTATTCCAAATTTAATCTCTCAATATTCAGTACCATTATTCAAACATTTTATTTAGTGTTCGTGTCAATGGAATCAGAGAAGTAACATCAATTGCTTCGGCCGATTTACCATACATTGCTTTAAAGTTATCAATAGCACCACCATATCCACGTTCTTCAATGAAGTACGATAGAACGTTTACTCCAGCCATTCTCATTTTCTTAATCTGATTAGCCGTATGTTGAACAGCAGCCTCACCACAATAATCAATATCACTATTTTGAAAACCTGGCCACCCATCTGAGAAGTTAATAAAGTAACTTTCAGCACCTTTGTTGGTTTTGGTAATATCATCTAAGATAGATTCAAAACACAATCCCTCAGGAGTAGTTCCACAAGGATTAATGTATTGAAACAATTGTTGAATCTTAGAGAACTTATCAGTACGAGAATCGTAAGCGATTAACATAAGTGGTTGAACTGAACTATGTGAACCACCACCTTGCTGTATTGAACGATACGAAATAACAACATCTAAATTAGAAGTCATTGAAGCCGCCTTAGCGATAGCAACCGCTGCCGTTTGTGAGTTAGTCCACTTACTACCACCCATTGAAGAACTAGCATCAATAGAGATATGAATCAAAGCAGGTTTATGTTTATTAACTACCATCTGGTCAAAGATTTGAACATTACCCATACCCAACTCATGCAACAATCGACCTGATATTTTACCATTCTTCATTCGAGGAGTAACCAATGAACGTTCTTCAGAACGAACCTTCAAACGTTTACCCAACATAGTACCAATCTGAGTACCTTTGGTGATTGCTGGTTGGTTACGTTCACAATACCAATTGTATGTAGATAACATATCAATCGTATCAGAATCAACTAAACCTTTAGTAAAATTACGAACCACAACAACAGGCGTTGCTTTATCTTGTCTCCAATATCGTTTGGATTCATAATCCTTACCAGCTAACTTCTCATCGATACCCGCCTTAGAAAGTGTTTCTAATTTTTGATTCTCACCTTTACCAACTTTCTTCTTTTTGATATCACCATTTTGAAAATCTTTTTGTTTCTTAATAGCGTTATCTAATTGCTTTTTCTGGCGGTCAGAAAGTTCTCCATCACCACTACTAACTTTCTTATCAGCAATTTGATTGTTAGAACCATCACCACCAGCACCATTTGGATTGTAAGAAGAGCGGCCTGATTTTACATCATCACCATCAGCATCTCCATCGGAATCATCAGTACCATTTGAATCTTGCTTTGATTGACCATCATTCTCAGGCCCTTCAGTATTATCAGTACCATTGGTTTCAGAGGTATCCCCACCACCACCAGCACCTTCACCTGGCTGTTGTTCGTTATCATCAGAGTTACCCTCACCATTACCCTCACCATTCTCAGGTTGTTCGGTTGGTGGAAGTGAATCTTCTACTAATTTGAAAACCTCACAAGCCAATTCAAACGCCTGTTGAGTGTTCTGAAGTCGGTTAATGTTTTTTAAATCAATCAACTCCCAAACTTTTCGTAACATTGGAAGTGCATCCAAATCACGATTAGCGTTGGTAATGTTAATAATACGGAACATATAAGAATCCCAATCTTCAGTACGACACTCAGAAGATTTCAAACCTTTATCGATAATCTTAGCGTTGAAGTACTTATCGTACATTGCGTGGTAGTAACCTTTGTAACCAGGAGAAGTAGAATAGATGTAATAATCAATTCGTCTATCTTCAATCACATTTAGTAAATCTTTGATGTTACTCGCAACCCAACTACGAACACCCTCATAACTCATATGATGTTTAGCTTCCAAATCTGATAGGTAACTATATCCAATTGGTTGAGGAAAATCGTAATTACTAATTTTCCGAAGAGTATTAAAATCGGTTAACTTAATGTGAGAACCTTCGTGAAGTGCTAACCCAACAGTAGGGTCAAACTCTTTATCATCCATCTTAGATGAAATGGTAACAGTCTTACCATCGGTATAGGAATTATCCCCACGCTGGTCGAACACCACTTTGATGTTCTCATTGGTAACGATATTAACAAAGTTTGATACTGCCCGTTTGTATGATGCTAAGGCCAGAAGATTTGATTGTTTCTTCTCAACCTTATCAACAACAACATCTGAGTCATCATCAAATAAATCATCTCGCAACCAGTACGAACTATATTTTGTGTTATCTCTCATATATCTATATTTTTTAAGTTGATTATTAATTATCTCTCTTTACTATGTAAAGATAAGGCATTTTACTTGAATAAACAAGCTTTTAATGTTAAATAATTGTTAAAGTTATTAACAAGTTATTAACATCTTAATTTAAACCTTTCAGTAGTTTTCTGTAATTAATGGCAAACAAACCACACATACCAATTAGGATACCCATAAATGCGAACCCCATCTCATTGGCGGCACCCGCAAAATGAATTACTGATTGAACCTTTCCAGCCGCAGTACCGATACCTAATCCGAACCCAACCATTACTAATAAAATCGCTTGATAATTTTTCATACTATATAACTTTTATCTCTTTTACATAGTAAAGATAATGAAAAAAGGGGACTTTACCAAGCCCCCAATGTTAAGAAATTGTTAAATCTTTTAGATTATTGACCTAATCTGTAAAAAGAAACCATGTAACCAGTACGAGAATCCCCTCTAAATGTGATTTGTGCTTCCACATCCTCATGTCCAATCTCTCTATCCATTTGAGCTTTCATATTATCGGCCATAAAGAAACAACCATTAAATTCAGGCATTGCTTTAAAGAATACACCTACTTTAGAAAATCCTCTTGGAGCTCTACATGGTGTTACGTTAGGTGCCGATGGAGTTCCAATTGCCCCTGGTGCTACATTTAAATTAACAGGACCTGATATTGTTGATTGGTTAGTACCTACTGATTCAGATTTAATTACTATGTTTTTTATAGTTACTTTTCTTCCGTTAAATCTGTTTGGATTACTTGCGAATACCTCACCTGGTATTGCCATTTGTGCGAACGTTGACCCAATCATTCCGATTGTAAGTGCAACTGATAGAATCATTTTTCTCATCGTATAGTATATAGTACAATATCTATACCACAACCACCAACTATCAGATTTCTTCGATGAACTTAATTACTTAAAGGTGCTTTAATGCTTGGGTGTGATTGGTAACCAACCACTGTATAATTGAACTCACCGTCTAACACATCAACTTCTCTTAATTCTAGTTGTGGTAATTCGAATGGTTCTCTCACCAATTGTTCTTTTGCTTGTTCAATGTGATTCTTATATAGATGAACATCACCTAAGTTACCAATTAGGTCTCCTGCCATATATCCAGTCTCTTCACATAGTAGTAGAAGTAATGTTCCATACGATGCGATGTTAAATGGTAAACCTAAGAATGTATCTACTGAACGTTGATTCCACATCAAAGATAACTTTCTTTTAGGTACACCCCTTTCATCTAAATCAGAATCATTAATTCGTTTGGCGTATGATACATCCTTACCTAAAGATGATGTCCAATAAGTAACTCGTTCTTCAAATGACATCTTTGTAGTGTAACATTGGAATCCATAATGACATGGTGGTAGAGTCATTTGGTCTAACTCACCAACATTCCAAGCTGAAACCATAAGTCTACGAGAATCTGGATTTGTTTTTAGTTCTTCAATTAGATTTGCAATTTGGTCTTTAGTTCTCTCTACTATAATAGGATTACCACCATTGAATTTCTCAACATAGTATTCAGTCCAATCTCTCCATTGCTTACCATAGATAGGACCTAACTCACCCCACTTCATAGCAAATTCATCATCGGTTTTGATTCGTTCAATAAACTCATCCATAGTATCAGGCCAATTACCTTTATACTCATTAGTTTTACTAATATAGTTTTTGAATGCATCACCATTCCAAATGTTACATCCGTTATCGACCAAATACTTAATGTTAGTATCTCCCTTTAAGAACCACTTCAATTCAGTCATCATTGTTTTGACTGCCATCTTCTTTGTGGTTAGTAGTGGAAACCCATCTGACATATTGTGTCGGAATTGATGTCCAAATTCTGAAATAGTCCCAGTGCCTGTTCTATCATTTTTCTCAACTCCAAATTCAATTATATCCGAAAGTAGTTGTTGATATTGCTTATCTAATTTATTCATATTACTTACCTTTAAAGTATTTAATAAGAATATGTGCTGAACGATAGTTAGTTGCAAGGGGTACATCGTGTACATCACATAATCTCATTAACATAGAGATATCTACATCATGTGGGTGCTTATCTAATGGGTCTCTAAAGAATATTACACCATCAACTTCACCTCTAGTTACCATAGCACCAATCTCTGCATCACCACCCATTGGGCCTGATGCAACCTTTTGAACTTTATCTACTCCTGCGTGAGTAATCATTGTACCAGTTGTACCTGTTGCTACAATATCAACATCAGTACGTTTAAAGAAATCCAATCGTTTCATAACAAATGAAACCATATCGGCTTTCTTTCCATCATGTGCTATTAGTGCTATTTTCATTTAATGTTGATTGTTAATTTTGTAAATGCTTTCTCATATGCCACTACTTTATCAAGTTTAGGATTTGATTTTAGTTGCTCTCTGGCATCACCCATCACTTCACTCCTAATACCATATGAATGTGCTTCCCAAAGGATTTCCTCTATTTGTTGTTCTGCTGTCATATCAGTATGTATTTAATTGTTGATTAATTTGTTCTACCAACTTATTATCTTCCTCACAACCGAACTCATCAATCAACACATCTTTGATGGTAGATAGTAACGCTGATATCTTTGCTTTGGATTTTCTCTTAGAGAATTTAACATTATTATGCTGCACCTTATATAAATGAAATGCGATGGGGTCTAAGTTCATTAACTTATCTTCGTATTTAGATATACGACTATCAATAAACCTCTGAGATGTTGAGGTATGGGCTGGAACATATCCTTTGTAGAGTTCATCTAACCTTCCCGTTAGATATTGGATTTCCATTAGTTTGTGAATTTCCTTATAATCCATTTATTCAATTTTTATTTTATTAGAGCGGGAAGGTGGAACTGCCCCACCATCTCCGTACTGGAAGTACGGCGAGTTTCTCTTAACTCCTTTCCCGCAGTTGAGCGGAAGGTTGGTACTGCCCCAACTTCTTCTGACTGGATGTCAGACGGGTTTCTCTTAACCCCTCTTCCGCATTTCAATATTTATAGAATCTACTACCGATGTATCTTTTTGAGTTTCGATAGCAGTATTCCATAACTTTCTCATAAACTTAATGTGATGTGGTTGAATTTCGAATCCATATTCATCATCAGCATCTCTGGTGTTTAAAGAACCTGTAATCAACGCCTGAATAATGTAGATATCAGTATCTTCTTTATCAGTAGAGTTTTCCACTAACCTTTTAAGGTAATGGATTTTATCGGTTATATGTACAGTTTCCCATCTCATTTGAATACAAATATACAACTTATTTTTTAATTACACAAGTCTTTTTTAAAATATTTTTGCGGAAGATGTAGGATTCGAACCTACGATACCTTTCGGTATGCTGGTTTTCAAGACCAGTGCAATCGACCACTCTGCCAATCTTCCAATCGAGCAGTCGTTAGGATACGTCGTCCTATTAACAGTAACTTACATTTACCCCTGCAGAGGTGTACTGAACTATTTACCCGCTCTTTGGTACACCCGATAGGATTCGAACCTATGACCTACGCATTAGAAGTGCGTTGCTCTATCCAGCTGAGCTACGGGTGCATAAAAGAGAGGTTTCGGGTCTTTCGGGGTTACTACGATATAGAGGTTAACCCTTACCTTTTTCTATATCATTGTAGCTTCACTACCTCTCTTTAGTACTACTGGTGGGAGTCGAACCCACACGAACATTACTGTTCAAGGGATTTTAAGTCCCTCGTGTCTACCAATTCCACCACAGTAGCAAATTAAGGGGGCTTCACTCCTTTAGCGCGCTTCCAGCATCAGAGTCCCAACCTAAGCAACCCGTCGGTTGTAATCTTAGGATTTTACGTTTTGCTCCCCCCATTTACTTAAATATCAAATAACTTTTACAAATATACAACATAAGTTTCATATATCCAAATCTAATCCCACCAATGTTTGATATTATGTGAAATAAATTTCCAAAGGATTCTCTCAGCCTTATCTTGTTTAACTTGCATCTTTTTAAATTCCGTATGGGATGTTACCCCTATAAAATCTAAGTATTCTTCATTGTAAACCTTATCCATTAACCGAACTGCAGTTCTAATCTTCTGTGCATGGAGTTTTGCACTCTCTGTATAAGCTTTATCAGATTCCAATGAATCAGCAGTACGTTCTAATTGATACTTAAACAAATCAATAGCATGAGAATAATCAAAATCATACCCCTTCCAAATGATAGGTAGGAAATCCCATACTCGTTTTAGTCTACGAAAGAACCATTTTATATTTCTCATAAATCAAAGTTTATATTATTAACTTCACATATTTCATAAAGCTTCTCTCTACATTGTTCCAATGCACACATCGTGTCATCACTCATACTATCAGGCGCATACTTAATAGCTGACCTTAACCATTGGTCCATTTCCCAAAGTGTATTATACATATCACTAGCAGTAGATGCTAATCTAAACTCTTCACTATCATTGGGTAAATCAAATTCTAATATTGCTTTCATAATTTACTTATCTATTTAATGATTCATTTTCGGAATCCTCTTTTCCAGAACGTCTTGCCAATCTTAATGAATACCCCACTAAACATCCACCAAAAAAAATTGATAGTAATGAGGTTGTTGATGTAAACAATAACCCAATACACATTAGTATTATTGCATGGCCATATGTTGTTATTTTCATTTCTTTTATAATATAAAATTAATCAAACCATTGAGAACGATGTGTCTTAATATTCTTAACATGCTTATCAGGTTCTTTCATATCCTTCTCTTTCATCTTATCAATGATACGTTGGTGGTTTATCATATCACCTTCTTTACCAATCTTTTTTGCTGATTGAAACTCCTTTTCGGTTAGTTGTTTACCCTGATGAGCTGCAGAAACAGCCGCATATCGTTTGGTGTGGTATTCACCTAATGGTTTAGTGAATTGTTTTAGATGTTCAGCTTTCTGGTCTAAGTAATCTAAAAACGCATCAAAATCATCTTCACCTAATTTGTTTAGTTGTTCTTCAGTTAATTCGTTATTTGGGTCGTACTTCATATTACTTTAATCCTTTAGTTGTTTTTCTACCTAATGCAATTGCAATCTCTGATGGTGTTTGTCCCATCTTACATTGCTTCTTATACCACCAATATAAATCTTCAGTAGTACCTTTACCTCTCTGACGTTCTAATGATTTATCCCAAAGACACTTACCAAACTCAGATTCTAATTCTTTCTTTAGTTGATTTAATCTTAGTTGCTCTTCTTCTAAACCCTTCTCTAACAACTTCTGTTCTTTGATTCGTTTCATCTTAGCACATTGGTGAGCTTCATGCTCCTTATCTTTAAGATTTTTCATTGGTGATGTATTCATATAGTTATCATACATCTTATGATATAACTTACGATTATCATCTGCCTCTTTAAAGAAAGGTGATGATTCAAAATCACCATTACGAATCTTTAGTAATAGTGGTGCATTTGATTTAAGTGGTTTATTACGATACTTACCTGATGTATACCAACGGAACGGATTATACCCCATTATACTAATTCTTTTTTAGCGTTCAACTTAGATTCCAACTTATCAATGAATTCATATGCCGATACTTTACCACCAACACTCCATTGAGTATTCTCAGTAATGGTGTATTCAACATCATATGTTTTCCAATCATAAATGGTAAATACATTATCACCATCTACAATCACCCATTCTTTTTGAACCTTCGCATCACCGCTGGGTTCTGGTAGTGTTGGTTCTCCCATAAGGTTAACTAAATCAGAATACGTCCATCCAAACAATGTACCAACCTTATAAGTACCGCCTGTAAGTTCTAATGCTTTTTTCTTATTAACTACTTTTCTCATATCTTTTCTTTTACAATTCAAAGATACAAAAAAGGTTTGGATATACCAAACCTTAAATGTTAAATAATTGTTAAATGTTTATCGGTAATGTACATACTCATCTGGATTATTCTTTACATCTTCCATTGTTTCTTTATACGCTTCTTTGTGGTCTAAAAGGACTTGATATAAATCGTTGTGGTATGCTTCTCTGAGTTCATCATTATCCCAAAACTCTTCTACATTATGTTCTTCAATATCAACCCATTCTACATCATCGTAATATTTAGAGGCAAAGTAAACACCTGCAAAGTTATAACCCTCATCTTCAAATGTATTGTGAACCACAACATCTTCTTTGATTTGACGTAGGTTGTAAGCGAATCTCTCAATCCATCCATTAACCGGGTCCCATGCCGATACCATACGAACTACTTGTTCTTCATCGGAATCATCTTCGATAGAACCATATAACCACTTAGCACCACACTCTTCACAATACCAACCTCTATCATATTCTTCAGGCGCATCATCACCAAATACTCTCTTAGCTAGAGTTTCGGTATCAACTTCCCACTCACCCTCTTTAGTTTCGAATACTCGTTTAACTTCTTTAAGAACTTCTTCATTTGAGTTTTCAATTGTAATATAATTTTCTATATGATTTGCCATAACTTATTTACTATTTAATGTTTTACTACTTAACAAATAATTTGCGGTTTGTTCGGGTATACCTCTACCAACCAATCCTTCTAACTTAGATACCGCATCGGATATATCCACTGCTATGATATTTATACTTCGGCTAATACCATTATCAATATAATCACATTCGTAAATTTGATAACCTTTAACCTTTGATGTTTCTATCATTTTTATTTTAGTGATGAATGTTTTTAAACCACTATCAATAACAGATTGGATGAGTTCCGAATCATCTCTTTTATATTTCTTCTTTAATATCCCCATTAGTAATCAGTATTATATCTAGCATTAAAACCAGCATACCTAGTATACTCTCCATCAATCGTACCACCTTCCATAACAATCTCATCACTCTTAGTTCGTGAATCAAACATTTCTTTAGTTGGGTAATCTACAAATGTAGTGTATAAATCATCTAATAGTTCATCAGGAAGAATACCTTCATTTGCCTCAATGTATTCTTCAGCTTCCCAAGAGGAAAGGTTATCTTTAATGTAATCCCAAAACTCTTCTTCGGTTTCACCTTCAAATGATGGAATCGCAAATCTAAACTCTGTACTATCTAATGAGATGGGATTTTCTGATACCTGAGTAATGGTATATGTTGTTCTCGTTCTAAAATCTAATTTCATAATCAAATAATGTTTTCAATATATGTAGCCTTCCAATCTAACCAATCAGGTGTATCATCATCCAATGTAGTAAATACCTGCCACCATACAAATAGTTTACGCTCGGAATAAGATTGATACTTATCAGCCAAATCATCGTAGTGTTTTATTTGAGCATACACCACATTCATCTCTTCTTCCAACTCTTCAGCTGCTGATTCTAAATCTCTTAGTTTACGATTCAATCCTTCAGATGATATACTATTCAATGCGGATAATAAAATAGCATCTTTAATTTCAGCAATCTCATTCTCCATCTTTTGATGGTGTATAAACATATCCTCATAGCTAGGATTAAGCTCATCTCCGAGTGAAACAAACTCATCGAAATTATGTTGTAGCTCGTTATCTGATAGTTCATCCTGAAACACATCCCAAAGTTTTTTGTACTCTTTACTTTTCTTTCCCATATTCTTTTATAATTTTATCTATATACTTAATACTATCGGATGGTCCGATAAAAATTTCAACTTTATGATACATCTCCCATATCCGTTTGCTATCCATCAATTCCAACTCTTCAATAGTTGGAACATATCTCTTACTTGGGCCACCCATTTACTTATCTCTATTCTTTAGATTGAACCAGTTTGAAATGGATATACTAATACCACTAATTACTAACATTGCTCCAATGTAAACAAACCCTACCCAATCGCCAAATGATTGTTGGTTCTCCATAATGTATATTGTACTTCCTGTCATTACAATCAACCAAATCAGAGGCCAGATAAATGTTGGAACTTTATTTACCACCTTTGATACTACCTCTACTTTCTCATCATGTACTACTCTACTC